CAAGATATCTGATTTACTACAAGAAGTTGGGAAAGACGTTCTTACAAAAGAAAGTCTTGAGCAAATCGAAACTGTCTTTAACGAGACAGTTGAACAAAAAGCGGAAGCCCGTGCACAAATCGCAACCGAAGCTGCTTTGACGGCTCAAGACGATGAACATTCTAAGAAATTAGAAGACCTTCTTGAAGCTATTGATAAAGATCATGCGAAGAAGCTCGAAAAGGTTGTAGAGGCTGTCGACACAGACCGTACTCGTAAGCTTAAGAACATTGTTCGTAAGTATGAGACATCATTAAGAGAAGAAGCTACTGGTCTTAAAGACACTGTAGTAGAATCTGTATCTGATTATCTTGATTCGTATATAGATGACGCTCTCCCAACAGCTACCATCGAAGAAGCGACAAGAAATCGTCGTGCTATGGATGTATTAGATCAATTCCGTAAAACTCTTTCTGTAGATATGGTACTTGCAAACGAATCTATTAGAGAGGCAGTAAAAGATGGTAAAGATACTATCGAACAAAGTAAAAAATCTCTCGCGGAAATGACTGAATACAATTCAGATCTTAAAATTCAATTAGAAAGTACACAAAAGGATTTATTCTTAGAGAAAAGACTTTCTGGTTATGACGAAAAGAAATCCAATTTTGTAAGAAAGACATTTGCTGATAAAGAATTGTCTTTTATCGAAGAAAATTTTGACTACACAGTCACCATGTTTGATAAGAAAGCTCAAGAAGCTCTCGATGTTATCAAAGAAGAAGCTACTAAGGATTGTAAAGCACAGGAAGCCGAAGTTGTTGTAGAAGAGAGCTCATCTGCACCAAAATCTGCAACTGCGCTCTACGCAGCCGAATTAGCCAACATGAGACTGTAAAGTAGTCTTAAACTACTGTTGAGGTATTGATTACCTGATTCTCCAATGCAACGGAAAAATATAAAATAAAGGAATTAATAATATGAACGAAACAAAAACTCGTCCTAATACTGATTATATTGATAATAATCGTGCGCAAACCTTGTTGGAGAAGTGGAGTCCTGTTCTGGACTATACCTCTGACAAAGTTTCGACAATTGATAACGCTCATACGCGTTTGAACACTGCCATCCTTCTTGAAAACCAAGAAGAATGGTGTATACGGGAAGCCAACACTGGCGGTGCCAATAATGCTGGAAGCGCATTTGGTACAGGCGCCGGTGGTTCCTCCATCAATCAAGGTGGTGGAGATGGTGGATATGCTTCTGGCGACAATTATGCCGCTAATGACGCTCGTTTGCCGAAGATTCTTATTCCGATGATTCGCCGTACATTCCCTGAGTTGATCACTAACGAAATCGTTGGTGTACAGCCCATGAGTGGTCCGGTTGGTCTCGCTTTTGCTCTTCGCTATAAGTACAGCAATGATAGTATTGATGGTAGCACAGCAGATCACAACGGAACTGGTCCATCTGTACCAGGTTCTGCAGCTGCTGGTTCTGGCCCGGCTGGTGCTAAGACCTTAGGTGAATTAGGTCACAATAACCTAGACACTGGTTTCACAGGAGCTTCTGCTTCTGCGTTGACTAGTTCTTTAGATAGTACTGCTGCTAATCACGCTGACCTACCCGCAACTCACTGGTTATCTGCTGGTTTTAATGCTGGTGATTCTGGTTTCGCTGCTGCTTTGTCAGCTTTCGAGCTTGATGCTGCAAAAGAAGCTGGTACAGTTGAGTTGAGCTTCGAGAAGACAGCTGTTGAAGCTGGTACTCGTCGCTTGAACGCTCGTTGGTCGGTTGAACTTGAGCAAGATCTTAAGAACATGAATGGTATTGATGTTGACGCTGAGTTGACAAATGCTATGTCATATGAGATCCAAGCTGAGATTGATCGTGAAATGATCATCCGCATGATTCAGACAGCTACAGCTGCTGGTAAGGGTGTTGGTTATTCATTGTATCAGCCACAGTCTGCTGACGCACGCTGGATGGCAGAACGTAATCGTGACTTCTATCAGAAGTTGATTGTAGAGGCTAATCGTCTCGCAGTTCGCAACCGCCGTGGTGCTGCTAACTTTATCGTTGCTACACCTCGTGTATGCGCTATTCTTGAGATGCTTCCTGAGTTCTCTTGGATGAATGTTGACGGTAATGTTAACACACAACCTGTTGGTGTTGCTAAGGTCGGTAACGTTGGTGGTCGTTTTAACGTCTATCGCGATACACGCACAGAAAGCACATACAACTTGGGTGCTGCTTCTGAATCTGCTAAGATTGAGTACGCGTTGCTCGGTTATAAGGGTCCTGAGTATTATGATACTGGTATCATTTACTGTCCTTACATTCCGGTAATGGTTCAGCGCTCAATTGATCCTAACTCCTTCTATCCAAAGGTCGGTATGTTAACACGTTACGGCGTTGTTGATCACCTATTTGGTGCTGCAAACTACTATCACGTAGTGTTTGTTGTTGGATTAGGAACTGATATGGGTGGTTACTCTTATCTCTAATCTTAACTGATTA